CACGAAGGTTCCTGCGCGGTCTGGTAGACCCAACGCAGGCTTGTCAATCCGAACATCTGTCTCTCCCTCACGGAGTGATAGAGGACGGAGGTGAACGCTATGGCTATGCCAGAAGCGCTCCAGACAAGCATGTGTAAAGGTCTCCGAGCGTGTGGACTGGATAAGCCGACGACGTATGCGATCCTTGGGGTCATCCAGAAATGGTATGACTCGTGTGGTCCTGAGTGGACCAACGATCGTATCAAGGCGCTCAAGCAATGGTACGAGAGTATCCTTGCAGGGCACCCTGAGCCGCCGGAATGGTTCCGACACTCCCGCTCCGGTCTCCCTTTGGGAGTATGGGGGCGAGTGTTTCGGTTCCGGAATCCTGCCAAGGTCCTTGCGGTCCTTTCGGCGAACACGGTATTGGTACACCGTGGCTCGGCTCCCCTCCCTAGCCAGGAGAGAAAGTTCGAGTCGTCGATCAATGGCGGGACTCTATCCGATGAGAAGCTTCAAGAAGGGATCGATACGGTTGGCTCCCTGACCCCTCGCACTCTGCGCACCAACGCGGAGGCGAGAGAGAATGGAAGACCTATGAGTCTGCCTAGTAAGCAGGCCCTCAGGCGTATCGATCAGGTCTATGACCTACTCGACCCGGAAAAGCTTCTACCACCGACCCCCGAGTACATGCGAAAACATGTACCCGTCGAGGGGGGTCAGCGTACACGCTCTACTGCGACCAAGCAGGAGCGTGCCGCAGCCCTAGCCCAGTCCTGGGCATCCCTTCCTCAGGCAACTTATGACTTCATAGAAGCCATGGCTGACTGGGATGAGTCGAAGTTATCATGGATTCCGTTCTATGATGACTCGGATCTCATCGGGTTCTCGGTATCAGGCAATGCCGTAACCGATGTTGTAGGGCGTATCGCTTGCCTCCAGCAGCCTAGCCTTAAGGCTAGGTGGATTGGTAATCCTCATCGGATTACGCAATACTGCTCCGAGCCTCTCGGAGCAGCTCTTGCTCTTCTCGATGATGCTGATCCCTGTACTTGTACTAAGGATCAGGAGGCCGGTGTGAGATGGGCGCAACAGCGTTTACGCGAGGGCGTAACGTTGGCTGGGGCCGATATGACCGCAGCAAGCGACCTTCTCTCGTTGGGACATGCACTAAGAGCTGCTACGTCGATTCTTAGCAGCTGGGTCCTTTCCGGACGGTTTAACGCCGCGAGCATTGATGGATCCTCGGATCCTGCCCGTCTCCTCTCTCATACTGTGTATGAGGAGGAGGTTCGTCAAGGCCTAGAGAAGCTGGACGCGCTTTGGCGCCTCCATCTTTCTCACTTCGTGGATGTCTCTCGAGCACCGTGGGTCATTCCTCAGCGTTATGGGATGGCGGAAACCGCCACGTGGCGTCAAGGTTGGTGCCTTGGCACACGCCCGAGCTTCCCGCTTTTGAGTCTAACCAACTCAGCGATGGCTCGTGATGCTGCCTTCAGGGCAGGTCTCTCTCCCAAGGACTCGTACCGAGTCATTGGGGACGATATCATCATGGATGCTCGCATCCTTGATAGATACGTCCAGAACGTGGAGGATATGGGTGGTCTCATCAACCACTCCAAGACCCTAACTAGCGATAGGGTAGCTGAGTTCGCAGGTCGCATCATATTCCCGAACAGAGTATGTCGAAAGACATATAAGTTCAGGGATCCTGGAGATAACTCCTTTATGGAGTACGTATCAGACCTAGGGCCTAAGGCCCTTGGGATGCTACGCTCCAGGCAGCGGCGCATGTGGGATGAGTTTAGATTCATCCCTGGCATCGCTGTTGATGGACCGTGGGACCAGAACTCCTACGGCGAACCTCTTGATAAGCGCCTTGGCTGGGCGCTTACTGAGGTTAGCATGCTGGGACACGAAGGTCTCACGGCGGACAAGCGTGAGGAGAGTGTTGAGGCTGGTTACCTCTACACTCAGCTTGTCTCGCCTGCAGTTCAGGTTCGAGGGAGGGATGTACCTGTTAATCAGGTGCTACCCGACCCAGATGAACCCAACGCGGACTACCTATCCGCGGCGGCGACTGTACGTGCACAGTCTGGTGACCCTCGTCTGGTCGAAGGCAAGACTCTCCTTCAGAGACTCGAGTCTGAGGCCAAGAGGCCTAACCGTGTTACGTACTATCAGTACGCCAAGCAGAAGGACTCTAGCAATCAGACCGCCATCGGCGGAGATGTGCTATCGCCTACTGGGTCCGATATGGTCGATGGGATACCATCCCCATCGCCGACTGACGCGGATGCCTACCGCTTGCCGGACTCGGAGGGACTTCAGGTGTATCCTCATCATGAGGATCCTGACCCCCGAGATGACCCAGAGGAGTGGAGTGATCACCCCACTTCCCATGACGAGAGGTAAGCCATACCTCTCAGCAAGGGACTGAGCCCTCGAGCACTGTAACATGGCTCCACACCTCATGGAGGCACTTTGCCATGCAGCCCGGGTACTCGTCCGGGCGGTCTCC